AGAATTTCTTATCTATGCATGGCGGGTTTTACCCATTCTGCAATCGTTCCCTACGTGGTCGATTGCCTGATGGGGTTTTCCTCAATCTGCTCTAGTGTTCGCTCAACAACATATTCAAAGAAATACTCATTATATTATTTCAATGGATCATTTAATTGATTTGCAAAGAAGTTATTTGAAACGAGAATATGTTTAGTACATGTAGTTGGAATAACCGCTATTCTCTTAGTATGGTAATTATTTGCAATAGGTTACTTGTCAAGTTGGAGTATTCACCTTTGTTATTTATATGGCACAGTGATAACAAAGTATTGATGTGTTACGCGAAGGTATGTGGGAAAAACCGCTTATCTGTGATGTTGGTATCGTAAATCAGGGTGCGACTAGTAATCAAGCCCTTTTGTGTGTGCGTTTCGCTGCGATATTGATTGATCAGATAATGTTTAGTACTTGTACTGGAGGTAGGTCGCACAGCCCTAATAGTGCAGTATGGTGGATGCTAGAACCACACTCGGAGAGATGCTTCGGCCTAATGCGCTCCGTGTCAGAGATGGTCGGGAACTTTATAAACCTTCACAATGGATACAACTAAAGAAATAACGCGCGATAGTTCGAATATATCGCATGGCTGCTTGTTGCCGGTTAATAAACAAGTGTGTAACCTGATGACACGTACTATCAGGGATATCGAAACATTAACTACTCTATTGGAGCATTCTCGACAGTCATTGTCACGCACAGTTTTGCTCTTTACGGAGGAATATGAAGGATTGTCACCACAGATTAAGTGTGAACTATCTAAAAGGCGGAGCCTTATGGAAATGTTGATGGTTATGATTGAGAGAATAACTTCGTTAATTGAAAGTTGTATGTCACATGAACAAAAGGAGTCGGATGACGAAAATGGCGAGCGGTTGGTTTACCAATCTAGGATTGCTACCGATCCGATTGATTCTGATGAAAAGTTGGAATCAATTGTTGCTTGGGCTCTCCCTAGGACCGCTGTGGAGGACGACGTGCGTTTTGATTTAGTGTATCAATCTGGAATCGCTACTGATCCAGTTCCGTTTAAAGATTCAGAAACGGTAGGTGAGGATATAAGTAAGGTTAAGTCTGATTTTACAGTTAATAGTGTTGTAGTCAATGATACAGTTGGCGTTCCATCTTTTGATTTAGATTCAATATTTAACCGAGACTATTTGTATCCAAATAATCTCACTTGGACTACTTCAGCACAACGATTTGAATTAATTGAAGACTGGGCTTTGCCTAGATCATTTATTGAATTACCAAAACAATCTACTTATGGTACATTACAATATCATGCTTTATACAAATCTAATTTTCGAGTTACAATTCGTACTGATGCAACTAACTACAATCAAGGTATGTTGTGTCTTTTTGCTGTTCCTGGTGGTTCAACATCTTACGATACTTTTTCAGCAATCAACAAAGCTAGTGTTTTAAATTACCCCCACGTTTTCTTTAAGGTTGGAACGGAAAATGAATTTTCATTGGATGTTCCTTATGGTAATATATTCAGTATGATCCCTTCAAATCATCGGGATTATGTTTCAAGTAATGTTTACCTTATGGTTTGGTCACCGTTGCGAGCTGGTACTTCAGCTCCATCATCACTTAGTTTATCAGTTTGGTTTAGACCATTGGATACTTATTTGGGAGTTAAAACAGCGTCATTGGTTGGGCAATCTATGGTTTCGTCTGCATTAACTAGTATGGTTTTACCTGCAGCTCATTATTTATTGGATAAATTTGATCCAGATATAGCTAAGGGTATCAAAGCTGTTGGTAAACGATTTGGTATTTATGATAGAGTTGGTAGAGATGCTGATACTTTTGATTGTGCTAGATGTACTGATGAACCTGTTCGAATTGTCAATACAAAGATCAATCAATTGGAATTTATTCCAAATGTTGAGTACAGGTTCGAACAAAAGAAAATCACTGATCTAGTTGAATTGGCTAGAATACCATCATTGGCAGCATCTGTTTCGTGGGATACATCCGCACTTGCTGGAAGATCACTTATTGAATTTGTAGTGAGTCCCACATCACCAATGATTGCTGATGGTGCCACTGGAGCAGGTTACGTACCATATCTTACTACAAATATCGCTTTTGTGGCTAGTATGATGAAGTTTTATCGTGGTTCCATCGATATGATGGTTCAAATAGTTGGTACTTCATTTCATAGGGGCACTTTATTTATAGCTTTTGATCCGTATGGAACAGGAGATATCACTTACGATCAAGCTTGTGGTTTGCCTGGTATTTCGGTACCTATCTCTGCATCCACAAATACCTTTACAGTTAGAATACCTTATACTAAACACAAAGATTATGTTCAAACTCAATTTCCAAATCCTGATGTGGATAACCAATTAGGTCGGGTTTATGTTTTTGTTCAAAATTCCTTGGTTGCACCAGTGAGTGTTCCTAATTCAGTTGATATTTTATTTTATTTTTCAGCAGGTAGTGATGCCGAATTTAGGTATCCTATTCCTTTTAGTCAAAGGGGAGTCTTACATGAGGTTGAAGGTTTGGTATTTCAATCAAACGATAAAATGGACGATATTGTTTCTTTTTATAAGAAGGATTTAGTCAATAATGGGTTCATTGGTGGACCCCACACAAATATCCTTGGTTTATTACGACGACCAGAATACTTGGGTCAATACACAATACCATCTGCTGCTGCAGCTACATTTTCGTTAACAGGCCCTCGAGTTTTCACTCCATGGCATAAAATCCTAACTTCTTTGTTTAAGTACAATAGTGGTGGTATTATAGTTCATTTTCTTACAGATATAAACAAATTACAGAGTGCAATTCAGTGGTTTACATTCGAGTTTGATGGTAATCAAGGTGCTGATGTAGCTCTTGGAGGAGCTATCAATAATAATGATGTATGGGAAGGAGCCATGCATCAGGTCATGAGTGATCCTGCTACAAACTTTTTGGTACCAGGTTATAACGAAATACCATTTCATTATGGTTCTCCTTACTCTAGCTCTCGTGTACCACTTGTAGATCAACAATGGTTAACAAACATACAAACGCAAAATTATACTTCTCTTATAAATCATGTTAATGTAGCTCACTCAGTTGCTGATGACTTTATGTTATATTTACCTATGTCAGTGCCAAGAATTGCTATAACTGCAGATTTGGCACTTGATGGTGTTATACCAAAGATGACATCGGCAACTGTAGATGGGTTTAATGTTACTGGTCCTGGTGTTACTAATCTACTCAACATTTTCGATAGAAATCTTGCTGCAGCTGGATCATTATCAGGTACGGGTTTAACATTAATTACCGTAAATTTTCCTATCACTAACACTTTTTATATTGAGAGATTGTTTTTGTCTGTGAGTGGTTCAGTTCCTGCCGGTGTAACGTTTCGTGCAAGTTTTATAGCGTACATGCAGGGTGGTGCACAACAAACTCTCAAAACATTCAATTCAATAGAAGAGATGAATGGTTTTAGTGAAATTGTCACTAGTCAGTGGTATGATGGATATGGCTTGTCAATTGAAAAGAGTGACAGTTCGCCGTGGAATTTGCTTATTTATGCCATGCAATTGGAAGAAGTTGAAACAACAATTTTCGCTCCTCGCATGATAAGCAATACGAGCCCAGCTCCTTATGTTTGTACCGCATCTTCAGGTACTAACGGTTGGCAAGCCTATGATGGGTCAGTTGATACTATATGGCAACCAAGTGCTGCGGGTGCGCAGAGTGTATACCTAGCAGGAACTAGTGTTGTTCCAATTGGGTGCAGAGTCACTGGCAAACCACTTTCAACAACAGGATACACTAGTTGGACTTTGTGGGGTGCTCGTACATCTGATATCAATCCAGTTTGGATACAGTTGTATACAACTACTACAGAATCACTAGTGGGTCCTACTCAAGTTACTAGAGTAGTACAGTTTAGAAATTTGGACAATATGTTGCAATTGAGATTTCAGGGTAATATATTTACTGGATCTGGTGGAGTAGCAGAAGTTAGTTGGATCTTACCACCAGGTAATGCTATTATGTCGCAAGGGAGTGACATTACTCCAGATTTATCTAACGAAATACCACATATTTTAATTGCTCAAGGAGATGATGAGTTAGATAACACTCCGTTAACTGCTCAAGGAGCTCTAGATTACATTAAGAATGGTTTTCATGCACTACTTAGTCTCAAGTCTGAAATTAAGCGATCATGCGAGAGTATTAGAGGCGTTAACGATGCGTCGGATGGTGTACGGAAATTTGCAAAATTCTTTAAGAGTATTATATCATTTATCAGGGAAATTTCAATTATTGTTACCTCTTTACATACAATAATAACTGCACCCAATACTGCACTTGCTTCATGTGCTATAGTGAACATCACATCGAGTGTTCTACTTTTATCAAGTTCGAATCAACAACAAAGCGAACTTATCCCTCAAGCGGATTGCTCACAATTTACTAAATTTGTGGACATGATAAAAGGCTATTCACTTGAAGCAGCAGATATGGTGCGAGAATATTTGGATCCATCGCGCTTTATACGAGTAATTTCTCATATGTTTGAAAAGTTTGGATACAAAACACTCTTCATAAACAACATTTTTGATCGTGAATTAATTAAGGCAGATGGTAATATTATTGTTTCATTTATGCGCACTATTGCTAGTGCTTTCTTTGAAGGCGAAACGTATGGTGTGACGGCTGATGCCATGCTTGGTAAGAGGGTTACAGCTGCTTTGAATGAGGTGCAAGAATTAGATGATAAATTTGACTATTACACCGATTTCAACTTCGAAGGAAAGAGCTTGAAGCCGTTGGATTTGCTGCCACACATACGGAAGGCCATATATGAGATGCGTACAGATAGTGCTTTTACAAAACCTACGCGATATGGTGCTGATATTAGTAATTTGAATAAATTGTTAGCTAGTGTTGAGACGAAATGTCGTACTATGAAACATTTGTCTAATAGATATGAACCAGTCACAATTTATCTTACTGGAGATTCTGGATGTGGTAAGACCTTACTCACTACAACAATTTTACCAATACTTATGAATAATCGTTTAGAAAATGTTGCACCTTATGAATATGTTGATTTTGGAAAATATAGTTTCGGTGAATCATCTCATTTATTGGTACATAGTTACATACCTAGCGATACTTTACCTTATGATTCATTGTATAATCACCAGAATTTCTTCATTGTTGATGATATATTTACTGATAAAGATGGACATGATGGCACGTTTCTCACCAAGTTAATAAATATTGCACCATTGGAAGTTGCTAAAGCTGATGTTAATAGTAAGGGATCAATATACAAAGTCCCATTTTGTTTCATTACTTCAAATGAACAAGATCCTGTTAACAGGGCAACTACGATGAATAGTGCAACAAAATTATTGCGTCGTTTGGGAAAGATGATCCATATTGGATTCCGTGTTGCAATGGACCCCCAAGCACGTGCCAAACAATTGGCGAACTTGTTACCAACCGAGAGCGAGATTGAAGGATTGTCGGGACGTGAAGTTGAAGAATTGATATGTAATAAAATTGATTCGATTTACACTTTTCAAGAAAAAGTTTACCCAACCGGTACGTCAAGTACTAACCTAGTTGATGGTAGGCGCATGCAATTCAAAGAAATTTTGGATCATTTACAACAAAAATTCATTAAGAACACTACATTTATTAGACCAGTTTTAGATAGGATTGCTGGTTTGAAAGCTCAGGGTGACGATTACGATGATTTTTCGTTGGCTAGTGATAGTGAGGAAACATTGAGTACAGTTTCTGTTGATGATATTGATAATTTGATCATTTCACTGAGTGATGAAGATGTTCCAGATGAGGTAATAGCACATGCTCGTACATTTATGGATGATATTCTTTGGCTTAATAATAATCGAGTAGTAGTGCGTGATCATATTGCCACTACTTCTTTGCCTGATCGTATTAAGAGTGCCTTGGGAGTTGCATTTGTTGCGGCAAAAACCCGCGTTCTTACTGCGTGGAGAGGCGCAATTCATTTTATTAAAATGCACCCTGTTCTTACTGGAGCAGTTGGTGCATTATCTGTAGTGGGTATAGGTTTGATATACAAAGCAGTCATGAAAATGACTTCTGGTATGGGTTGCTTATTTCAAAACTTGGTTTACGACAATAAAGCAGTAAGGGAATCGGTAAAACATTTGGATCGAAGTAGAATCATTCCACAGGGTTATACAATAGGGCAATCTGATGAAGAAAAGATTGCCAAAATTCGAAAGAATGTCGTTAGTCTTAGGTGGGGTGAAGGTGAATTTAGTTCATCTACAATGCATGCATTATTTCTTAATGCTAAAACTCTATTAATTAATAGACATTTCTTTGATAATGAAGCAGAACACATAGCAATGGGTCATCGTCCTAGTGCTTCTCAGCCAGGATTAGGTAAGGGAGATCTCATGAAATGGAGAGTGTTGTCTATTCCTCGTGATCAACGTATCATGTTTGGAGATAATATTGATTTAGTTATGTGTGAACTCAGTGTTACGTGGCCAAATGTACGTGATATTACATCGTTCATAGTACGAACGCCAGTCAAGAATCGTGAGTGTCTCATCTTGGGCAAGATGATTGGTGACGATATCTTTTGTCAATGGGATGGTACTGTTGTAACTAACACTATGGGTGATAAACAAATTGACACAGCATGGATTGATTTCTGTGAAATCGACGGTGTCAAGCAAGTAACCGAACGTGGTCACTGTGGTAGACCATACTATATTCTCG